ACGATCAAAGGCGGTCTCCCATTTGTTAATCAATTCAGGCTGAATTCTGCGAAGGGTTGGATAGATAAACCATCCTCGACTACCTCTGCCTTGCCGTCCAGAATATGTAGGGAACTGTTTGAACTTATTTGATCCAAACTCCATACCGCCCCATAAGGTTTGAGTCGTAGCCCCACCTGAAAACCTCTGTGATGCGAAACCATAACGGAACTCACCAACTTTGCTTGTCTTTGAAACTTTAACGCCATCTGCAATTCTTTTCGCTGCGATGCCTGACTTTGTTCTATTCGCAGCTGCCGCTTTAATTTCCTCAGATGCATAATACGCCAGAGCAGCAGATTGGCGTTTTGCTTCATCGGTTGCAGTTTCATCCATAAGTTTGAACGCTTTGTAAATATCGCGCAGGTCGGATTTGTTATATGCGATTGTGTCATTCGCCATTCCTCTGCTCCAATATCTCGATTGCTGTCATTATGTCGTCTGCATCAACCCATTCGCTCATTGGTATTTGAGTTGCTATTGCTAACTGAACCAATAACCGGCTTAGGCTTCCTTCTCTGTGGCTTTTGGGTTTGCATCACCGACTTGAACATCGATTACTGTTTCGCACCATATCTCATAAGGTTTAACTGCTTTGCCCGCAGCTTCTCTCTTATGAGCATGATATGCCAAAAACATAAGATCACTTATGCCCATCTTTTCAGATGCTTGACCGATTATGTTCCCAGTCTTTTGTTCCCATTTTTGCCACTCAGGCGGTTGGGCTATGTAAGTTGCTTGCTCGCCTGAGTTATATTCAATTGTAATTGGTAATTTCATTAGTGCTCCCGTTTCTAATTGTTAAGCGAAGTTTTCTGCTGGCACTCCAATAACTTGGAATGATAAAGATACAGTTTGCGCATCTGGTGCAGTTCCACCAGCTGATGGCCACATTGGCAATACTTGGAAAGTAAATACTGCGCCTGATGTAGCTGTGAAAACTGTGCTGATTGCTGTATCTGGTGCTGACTCAGCAACGCCCCATAGGATCTCACAAAGTGATCCAGTTGCGCCCCAGTCGGCTAACATTTCAACAGCTAGTGTGAAATTGTTATCGATAACTTTGAAGGCTTTGCCATCTAAAGTTTCGTAGGTTTGGCGATTTATTTCGCCAGTTAGAATTGCGCTTGTTGCTTGAGCATCGAAAGTGTTACCACCGATAGTGAAGGTAACATCTCTGCCCGTAATTACTGTGGTAGGCACTTGAACTCCTTAGATTGTTTGTGTGTAGTAGGTTGAAACATTGATGTCAGAAATCAACATTGTTGATGCTCCAACATTTTGGACTGTTGGTCTTTCGACCTCTCCGACAATATATCCATTTGGAATTACTGTCAGAATGCTCATTATTAGTTGCTCGATATTATCGAGTGATGCGGGATTGCTGTTATATGCAACAACAGCAGAAATAGTTAAATTATTCTTATTGCCAATTATAGATGGTGCGATAAATGCGTTTAATGATATTAAAGGTTTGGGGTAACTAATGGCTAAGGATTTTCGTACCTTAAAACTTGAGATTCTTGCTGAAACAAAAAACTTTATAGCAGGAATGAATGAGGGAGAAAAAAAGACTCAGAGTTTTGGCGATAAGTTAGGAGAGTTTGGCAAGAAAGCCGGACTTGCTTTAGCTGCTGCGACCGCTGCCGTTGGTGCATTTGCAATTAAGATCGCAGTTGATGGCGTTAAAGCTGCATCTGATTTATCAGAGTCCGTTTCAAAAGTTGGTGTTTTATTTGGTGATAGCGCATCAAAGATCGAAGCATTTGCTGAGTCTGCTGCTGCTTCACTTGGTCAGACTAAACAACAGGCTTTAGATGCTGCATCTACATTTGCTATCTTTGGATCATCCGCTGGTTTAGCCGGAGATGATCTTGTTAAGTTTTCAACAGATTTCACCACACTAGCATCTGATCTAGCATCTTTTAATAACACATCCCCAGAGGATGCAATACAGGCCATAGGAGCCGCTCTAAGAGGCGAAACCGAGCCGTTGCGTAGATATGGTGTCTTATTAGATGATGCCAGCCTAAGACAAGCTGCGCTCTCTTTGGGCATAATCCGAACTACAAAGGAAGCCCTAACACCACAGCAAAAAGTCCTAGCAGCTCAAGAATTAATCTATCAACAAACATCTGCTGCTCAAGGCGACTTCCAACGAACATCCGATGGCTTGGCTAACTCACAAAGAATTCTCAATGCTCAATTAACAAATATCCGCACAGAGATAGGTGAAGCATTACTTCCTATTGTATTAAAACTAACTCAGATTTTTACTAACAATGTATTGCCAGTTATCCAAGGCGTAGCCGATGCTTTCAGTAGTAAAGCAGGTGGATTAGGTGAAGGCTTATTTGAATTCGTAGATGGTGTTAAATTATTCTTATTGCCAATTATAGATGGTGCGATAAATGCGTTTAATGATATTAAAGGTGCTATCCGAGAAAACATAGATGAGTTCCAATCATTCTTTAATGTAGTTAAATCACTTGCTCCTATTATTGGAACAACTATTGGAGCAGCATTAAATGTTGTTGGTGATATTGCAGCAGTTGTTATTAATGTAATCTCAAATGTATTAGGTGTAATTAGTGGAATAATAAATAAAGCGATAGATGCCATCAATGTAATTATCAGAGCAGTCAATAGGATTCCCGGAGTTAATATCCCACAGATCGGTGGAGTTGGTAGTAGTGGTGGGGGAACTGCTGGAGCAACTGGTACTGGATTTAGTCAATTAAGTGGTTTAGGTCAAGGTGTAGCAGGTGCGGTTGCTGGTGCAGTTGCAGCTGGTGGATTTGGTGGGGGTGGTGCAGCAGCTGGGGGTGGAGCTGGTGGTGGCGGTGGAGTAGGAGCTACTGGAGTAATAGGCGCTAAGAGTGCTCTAGATTTAGTTAAAAGATTAGAAACTATTAATGATGCTTTTACAGATTTAACTTTTCAAGTTGCAACTAATGGCATAAGCCAAAAAGCAGCAGCAGCACAATTTGACAAGCTTACTCAAGAGTTTAGAGTTTTAGAAAAGCAAGCCGAAGCCCTGTCAGGTACTACGGCAGTTCCATTTGGCGCAACTCCATTTGGTCAAAGTCAAAATGTAACTAATGTTTATGTATCTGGAGCAGTAGATCCTGAGGGAACTGCTAGAGCTGTGGCAAATCAACTTAATAGCCAAGCAGCTAGATCGGTAACCGCGTTACGAGATAGAGTTAATTAATGTCAGCATTTACACCAGACTGGAAACTTACTGTCGGTGGAGTTGATTATACTGACATAACAATTTCAGATGTTCAGCATCAAGCAGGTCGATCTGACATCTATCAACAGCCATTACCTTCATATATGCAAGTTACTTTGGTTGCATTAAATAATCAAACATTACCATTTGACATAAATGATTCTTTTGACTTGCAAGTTAAAGACTCGACCGGATCTTATGTTTCATTATTTGGTGGAGATTTAACAGATGTAACAGTCGGGGTCTTATCAACAGGTGCAGCAGCCACAGTTGTTCAATACACTCTTTTGGCTATGGGTTCATTAACTAAATTAACCAAAGAAATTTGGGATGACAACATTTCTCAAGATGAGGATGGCAACCAAATCTATGACATTCTTTCAAGCGTATTACTTGGAACTTGGAATGATGTTCCAGCAGCTTCTCAATGGTCAACTTATGATCCAACTGAAACTTGGGCAAATGCTCAGAATTTAGGACTTGGCGATATTGACCAACCTGGCCTTTACACAATGACCGCTCAATCTCAAACAGTAGATACAATTTACAATGTTGTTTCAGATATTGCTAACTCAGCGTTTGGATACATATTTGAAGCAAATAACGGAGATATTGGATATGCTGATGCTGACCACAGGCAAAATTATTTATTAACTAATGGTTATGTTGAATTAGATGCAGGTCATGCTTTAGGTGCTGGCTTATCAACTGTTATGCGTTCATCAGATGTCAGAAATGACATATATATAAATTATGGCAATAATTACAATTCACAGGTTACAGCTAGCGATGCAACTTCAATTGCAACTTATGGCTACAAAGCCGAAACTATAAATTCTAGGGTTCAAGGTGCTGTTGATGCTCAGGCTATTGCTGATCGCTATATTGACCAAAGAGCTTACCCACAGCCAGCATTCCAATCTATAACATTCCCAATCACTAACGCTGAAATCGATAATGCTGATCGTGATGACCTATTAGGCGTATTTATGGGAATGCCAGTTGATATTAGAAATCTACCTAGCCAAATTTCAGGTGGCACATTTCAAGGATATGTTGAAGGCTGGCGTTGGAGCACTAGATTTAATGAACTCTTTTTGACAATCAATGTTTCACCAACCGCATTTAGTCAAGTGGCGATGCGTTGGAATACAACCCCAATAACAGAGGCTTGGAACACAATAGACCCAACATTGACTTGGGAGTACGCTACAATAGTAGCCTGATAGGAAAAGGATAAAATGCCAACTACCACCAATTATAGCTGGACAACACCAGCAGACACCGATCTAGTCAAAGATGGTGCAAGTGCAATTCGCACACTTGGAACTGCAATTGATACAACTGTATTCAATAATGCAAATGCAGCTGTACAAAAATCAGTAATAGATGCAGCAGGAGATTTGTTAATTGGAACGGCTAACGATACTGTTGGTAAATTATCACTTGGCACCGCAAATCAACAATTAAGAGTTAATTCTGGAGCAACTTCTTTAGAGTATTTTACACCTGCAACTGCTGGCGGTATGACTTTAATATCTGAACAGGTTGCGAGTGCAAATTCTGCTATTGATTTCAATTCAATTTCTGGCAGTTATAAACAATTATTATTGATTTGGTCTGGAATTAAACATTCTGGAAGTGGAAGCGCATTTAGCATTAGATTAAATAACAGCTCAAGTAGCGTTTATTCTTATGGATCATTTGGCGCAGAAAGCACAAGTTTAGTCGCTTCCTTTTCAACAGCAACAAGTTTTCCAAATGACCCATTTGGTAAAAATGATAATGGTTACACTACATTTAATTTTTTTGCTATGGGTTCACTTTTAATTGATAATTACGCTTCAAGCACAAAAATAAAAACTTGTACATTAACGCATAGTTTTGCTGATTCATCTGCTGGTGCAGCAAAAATGTATAACAACTTGGTTGTTTTTAACGATACAACAGCAGTTACATCATTAAATATCGTTAGACTAAGTGGTTCAGCAACTATGACAAATGAAACAAATAGTTCTATTAGATTGTATGGTATATCATAATGAGTAAATTAATTGTAGATGTTGAAACTGGCGATACTGTTGAGCGTGAATTAACTAAAGCCGAAAAAGATCAACAAAAAATTGATGAAGCAGAGCAGTTAGCAATGCAAGCAGAGAAAGCAGAAAAAGAAGCAGCACGCTTAGCAATTGCAGATCGTCTTGGCTTAACTGCTGATGAATTAAAATTGTTACTTGGCTAATGAAGCCTTGGTTATCTAAAGCTGCTGATACTTTACGCGACCAGATAAATGGAGCGTTTGTGGGTAGGAGCAGGAAAGCTGATGGATGGATCGGCGATAATAAGCACGCATCTAGAAAATCCGATCACAACCCAAGATCTAACGGAGAAGTTTGCGCGATCGACATTGACGCTGGCTTATCTGACCAACAAGGGATTAGTTATGATTTGGCAGATCAGCTTCGACTCGCAGCAAAAAAAGATAAGCGTATATCTTACATAATCCATGCTGGCAAAATTGCTAGTTCTAGATCATTGTGGAAGTTTAGAAAATATACAGGGATAAATCCCCATCATAAACATATTCATATTTCTTTTAAGCCAAATCAAACTGGCGAAAAGTTCGACATCCCACTACTGAAAGGTAATTAAATGAAACTAACTAAAAAACAAAAGTCAATCCTAAAGTCTTACTTTCGTGGAGTATTGGTGTCATTCTTGACATTCTTGGCAAGTAATGAATTGGGATTAGATCCAGTTGTATCAGTTGCAATTGCAGCATTTGCTGGTCCAGCAGCTAGAGCATTGGATAAGTCTGAGGGTGAGTTTGGCGTTGGTTCTGAAAAATGACACCGAACGAATGGGTCGCATTTGGCGTTGGCGTTTGCAGTATCGCGACCGCTTTATTACTGGGTCTACGATGGGTTATTAAATCTTATCTTTCAGAGTTGAAGCCAAACTCAGGTTCATCCATGAAGGATCAATTAAATCGACTTGAAAAGCGTGTCGATGATTTGTTTCTACTAATTAGCAAGTCATAATTTAATTATGGCGAACACACGAAAACGCACACCACGCAAAAAGGTTAATCGGAGAGTAGTTCGCCACACTCCTGAGCCATTAAGTAAAATTGATCAACATTACATGGCTCTGCACGAATGCTACAAAGCAGCTAGAAAAGCAGGATTTACGCCTGAACATGCTTTCTGGCTTATGACTGAACATAAAACATTTCCTGATTGGATTGTAGGCGATGGTGGGATTATTCCTTCCATAGATCCAACTGACGATTCGGACGACGATTAAACGATATCTAGTAATCTCAGATTTGCAAATTCCATACCACCATGAAACAGCTGTTAAGAATGTTATTAAGCTGGCTAGAAAAGAAAAGTTTGATTCAGTATTATGTGTGGGTGATGAGATTGATTTTCAAACCATTTCTCGATGGGCTGAAAAAACACCTTTGGCTTATCAACAAACCCTTGATGATGATAGGACAGCAACTCAAGAAATCCTTTGGGCTTTAACTGAGAATGCTAAAGAAGCCCACATTGTCCGATCAAATCACACCGATAGGCTTTATAACACTTTATTAAAAGTACCTGGCTTAATTAGCCTTCCAGAGCTGCAATACTCAAAGTTCATGGATTTCGATTCTTTAGGCATAACCTTCCATAAATCATTCTATGAGTTTGAAAAGGGCTGGATCTTGGCTCATGGCGACGAAGGCAACTCAAATCCTAATGCCGGTATAACTGCCCTAAATCTGGCCAGAAAGGCCGGTAAGAGCGTAGTTTGTGGCCACACCCATAAGTTAGGTATGTCAGCCTTTTCTGAGGGCTTAGGAGGCTATTACAGGCCTTTATATGGCATTGAG